GTAAGCTAGGCAATCGATTAGGCGGCAAGCATCAGAGGATAGCCAAGCGCCGCCGCTTTCGCCGCAGTCTCTTGCGCCTTAGCGAGAGCCTCATCAGCCTCGCGGGTAGCAACAAGATAGTTGAGGATAGCCGCGACCTTGGTTGCAGCCTCGGCAGTCTCGTCGCGTGGCGTCTTGCCGTATGCAAGCTCAAGCGCCTTGATTGCGGCGCGCAGATACGCCTCCTCATCACGCTCCTTCTTCTCACCGGAGATCATTGCAGCTTCGATCTCGTCGAAATCTAGCTCATGACCGGGGCTTGATTTATGCGCGTCATTCTGCGCCTTAATCACGCCATTGATAGCCTCATACAGTTGCTTGACGGCAGCGCCGCCCTTGCTCTCTGCGTCCTTCAGTTTAGGATAGAGAGCCATAGCGTCATTGAATACCCGCAAGGGATCGATGGAAGCGATCATACCCATGCGGATTGCCGCCCGAAAATTGGCGGACTTAGCCTCGATAGTTTTTACGCTATGCGTATTCTTCTTGCTCTTAGTCTCAACATACTCGTCGCGATAGAGACGGATAGCGTCATCATCCTTCGAACCCTTAGGCTTGACATCAGACAGCGCGCCCATAACAGCGCCACGGATACATACCTCAAGCATCTGCACGCGGGCGATGGCACCGTTGACCTCATCTCGTGCGAGAGCACGAACCTCGGCAGCGAAGTCCTCAAAGCGAGCGGCATTGGAGAGATTAGACATAGTAGCATACCTTCTAGTTAGAGATAACCTTACCCTTGCAGGTAAGGGCCAATAGGAAAATTGACTAATTTATACAGTAAGTATCTAGTAATAGCGGTTAATCTATAATCGAGTGCGATTATTCTATGAAGGGCTCATAGAATTAAAAGGCATTATACAACAACAACTTATGCGTTAATCTATATTCTATGGACTTTTAAAGGAGAGATATATAGGAGAGTAGGGACTTATAGGGTTAAGACGCCGCCCGACCCTCCCAGAGTAGGAGGGAAAAAGGGTAAGCCTTATATGTTTATAGAATATAGAATATAGAATATAGATTTATATATATATAAAACAGTTACTTACCCCCTGCGGTAATTCTATGAAGTGTTATATAGTAAGTGGACTTACTATATAACCCTCATAGATTAACGAATGACCTTACCCTTGCGGATAAGACGGGTTTCTGGCTCCCAATTAGTCGCGTTGAATATTGGGGAGCGCCATGGCCCCTTACCTTCTGAGGTAAGGAAGCGAATGTCGGTCTTGTTGCTGACCTTCTCAGGCTTCTTAGTCGCAGCCTTCACACCCTTGAACGGTCTAGGGGTGTCACTTTCAGTAATGACTTGAAGGTTGAGAAGGTAAGGGCGCGCGGCGTTCTGCTTTTGGAGCTTTAACGCCTTAGCCTGTAGTGCTCGGTTAGCCATAATTAGCCTCCTACTAGGGTTGGGATCGTGTTGACAAAGACAAAGACCGCAATAATAGCGGCGAACATATACTCAAGAATATCCATGTTACGCACTCCACACTTTGAAAATTGACAAACGGGCGGTTAATCTTACCCCCACAGGTAAGCCTCGCCGCCCAATGTTAGGGTTGCTCTCCTCCGATAGTGCTTAATTACCGCCCTTCGTGGGCTCCCTCGGAGGGCATGTCTCATGAAGGAGACATGGCAGGGTTTGGTGCGCTACGCGCCCTAAGTCGGAGAACCTACATTCCCCCGTTCCCCATCGGCGCACCCTTCTGAGGTGCTCGCCTTAGCGCATTTAGCGCGGGTTCCCCTATTCACGATGTCAATCAACATGAAGCGGTGGCTCACAATTCGCCAGCTTGTCGCCTCATCACTGACCGGGTTTGACCTTGAGTGCGATTTGAACCGCCTCGCCGTCGAACCAGACCGGCTTACCCTCGGCGGTAACGGCGTCGAGTGCGATTTAAAAAAATTTTTTGAAATAAATAGATTTAAAAATATTTTTTATTTATTAACGCGCGCGAATATAAAATCGCGCAGCGCGCGGGAACGCGGGCACCCCCGCCCCCATCTGGACGCGCCCCCGCCCCACCCGCCGTGTATTACAGGGACGTTACAAATATCTGGGAGTAAAAAAGGCGACTTACTATATACTTATTAGATAGCCTAGAGCCTTTAACTTACCCTCGCAGGTAAGTAATTATTTCCCACGCGAACAATCATGTTTTGTTCTACTTACAAAAACGTATTATAATGTTACGCTAAATGCGGGAGACGCTACGACTTCCGAGGGTGAGATGCCTAAGAAGCGGAAGCGAGATACTCTTCGTATTATAAACGTAAATCTAGATCGAGAAGTCGTTGTGCTAAGCGACTTCTCCCTCTGCAGAATTTACGAATGGTTAGATGAAGAAGGCGACTACTGCGATAAAGAAAACGCAGAGATTGTAATATTCGTTACGCCATGGAACTCAATTCACACTGCGCGCATAGACGACATTTACAACAAACTACATTAAGTCCAACCAGCAGCGTTCACTTGCTTTCGTTCTTTCGTAACAATTCTTCGCTGCTGTAAGCGCGATGCAATCATGCCTGACATACCACCCTGAGCAGCAAGACAAGCGTATTGTAGCGCGTCAATAATGTGCGAATATTTATTTTTGTCTGGTGATGGTTTGCGAACGCCTGCTTTTGTTTTTGCATAACGATAGCCGCCTGCAAGCGCGCGAACAATTGTAGGGCAGCGGCTTTCATCAATAATAATTGCAGGTCCACCGTCGCGTTGCCCCATAAGAAAATATTCAATAGAGCGAATGCGCGGATCGATATCATTAGTTGGAGCGGGGAACGCAACGAACCCTGACCGTTTTAGCGCGTCGAAGCAGGTGTCCTCGTAGATGTTTCCTTTTGCCACACCTGCAGGGTCGCCTACCACCGCCACGCTCTTTCCAAGATATCGTTGATGCGTGAGCGCTGGTCGGAGAGCTTGCTCGATGTGGAGTTCAAGTCCGATGTCTTCTGCGATGACTTCTTCGAGGACGAGCAATCTTCCTTTGTGATCTGGTTGGCAGATGACTGAGCAAGGGTCTCGTCCGAAGTCTTGTCCGACAATGAGGGGATATGCGTGGACTGGCTCCAACTCCACATGAACGTGGAAGCTGCGCTTAAACGTATCCCGAAAAACTGCAGTACCCGAGGGATCATCGCCCCATTCTGCTTTAACATATCGCTTCACCCATGCTTCTGAATGTGATCGTTCGAGGCGTTCGTAGTACTCGCGTCCACCGGGGAGGTTATCTAAGTTCTCAGCTTCAGCTGATAGACCGGATGGTTGTTTCCAAAACTGCCAATCCGCAGGTAATTCCATTTCTAAAACACGATGCCAGTCGCCGCCTTCGGTGCCGAAGTTGCCGTCCATGATCAATCCGAACCATGTCGGACCGCCTTGAGCCTTAGATGGATAGCGTCCTAAGCGTCCGCAGAGCGCAGGAACGATAGAAACGTCCACTTCTGGGGCTTCGTTTATCCATGCGCCGGTCAATTGGAGCGATAAAAGACGTCGAATATCCTGCTCATCGTCTAGTGGGATGAGGTGAATTTCGCTTTCTACGTCGTTAAACTTGATGTAAATCGTGTTTTCAGACACTTTAAAGGTCGTTATTGGGCCTGCCCAAGTGTAAAATTCCTTCAAAACTGTCTGCTTAATTTGGCTTAAAGTTTGCCTAATTATAGCAAATCTCGTCCTTCTAATGCCGTCTGGACCCTTTTCTTGCTCGCACATACGGCGAATTAGCTCAATTAGGCACCCTGTAGACTTACCAGAGCCAACAGGTCCAAGGATACAACGAACAAAAGCTTTTGAACGCATGAACGAAGCAATTGTTGGTGGTGCTTCGAATTTTAAGATGGAGTTCAAGCAACAGGCTCCGGAGTGATGTCAATAGTTGGACGTTCGACACTTACTTTATGTTCAACGCCGTCACCAATATTTATGACGAGGGAGAACTTCTCGCCAGCCCCTTCGATTGATGCTTTATCTAATCCCATACCGGCGAGGCGGCTAATTGTTTTAGCTAGTTCTACCTTTTGGCCAAGGCTTTCAGCCCGGTCATGCATCCGAACAAAAGCTTCAGGAAGCCACTCTTCAATAATCGCACTCGACTTCAGCTTCACCCTTTCATGGGTATTAAGGACGCCGTTCCATTCTTCGCTGGCGGATTGAAGGAGCCGTTGGAACCGAGAGTTATTTTGAATAGTTGCCCATAGCTCTTGCCCAACACCTGCATTTTCGAGTATGCTGTCGAGGTTGCGGATGCCCATGGCAATTTCGCGCGCAAGTTTTATTAACAGCTGGTCGCTGATCTCAGTTTGGACTACACTGTCCATGTGGTACTCCATTTTGGGGTAAGCTACTATAGAAAGCAGCCATGGTCGAGCCCGTAAACGCTGGTTTTCCTCTTCTCCGCGTCGTGCCCCCAGCCCAGCTTGAAGCTGCGCTTGATAAACAGGCTCGTGACAAAGCCGCAATCGAAGACGAGAGTAACTCTCCGCAAGTAGATCAACTTGCTGCGTTTGTTCGTACTAGATACGAGATGTTTCGAAATCACCGCAACGATGCAATCGCTGGGTGGTCGCTTCGTCTTCTTCAGTCTATGCGCGCCTTCACTGGCCGATACGACCCTGAGAAACTTGCCGAGATTAAAAAATTCGGCGGTTCAGATATTTACGCCCGTGTTATCGCAATGAAATGTCGTGGAGCGTCGTCGCTCCTTCGCGATGTCTATCTATCCGGCGACCGGGCATGGGGGCTTGACCCAGCGGAAGACCCTGATATCCCGCCAGAGATTGCACAAGCTATCACCCAATTAGTTCAAAGTGAGTTGCAAGAAGCAGCAACAATGGGCGTACCTCCGCCACAGCCTAACGCCATCAAAGACCGCATCATGCAGTTGATGGAAAGCGCGAGAGAGGCGGCGAAAAAGAAAGCTCAGAAGCAGTCACAACTCGCAGAGGATAAGATCGATGAGATGCTTGTCCAAGGCGGCTTCTATAAAGCACTGAGCGAGTTTATCGTAGACCTGCCTATTTTCCCCTTTGCTGTCATGAAGGGGCCAGTTGTTAAGATCGTTCCAACTGTGACATGGGCGAATGGTGCGGCGACGGTAGAGCAGAAACCTAAATTATTCTGGAGCCGAATTAGTCCATTTGATATATGGTGGACCCCCGGCGTTAACGATATTGAAGACGCAGAAGTTATTGAAAAACAACGTATCTCGCGGGCGGAACTTAACGATCTTCTAGACTTGCCGGGCTACAATCACGACAACATCCGAAAGGTGCTTGAGGACTACGGGCGTGGCGGTCTGAGTGATAACTGGGACAGCACGGACGCTGAGCGGGCTTGGATGGAGAGCCGAGAGAACCCTATGATGAACCGGTCGGGCCTTATCTCGACCCTTGAATTTCATGGGCCGGTTCAAGGTCAGATGCTTTTAGAGTATGGCATCGACAAGGAACAAATCCCCGATCCGCTCCGCGATTATCATGTTCAGGCGTGGCTCATCGGCAGCTACATCATCAAGTGCCAGCTTACGCCGTCACCGCGTAAGCGTCATCCCTACTTCATAACTTCGTTTGAGAAGGTGCCGGGTACGGTACTCGGCAACGGGCTGACGGATATTCTTGGTGATATTCAGGAGGCGGCAAATGCTACACTCCGTAGTCTTGTTAACAATCTCTCTATCTCTTCTGGGCCTCAAGTTATCGTCAACGACGAAAGGCTCGCGCCGAATGAAGACGGTGAGGATATGTTCCCGTGGAAGCGTTGGCACGTCATATCAGACCCGCTAGGCGGCGGGTCGCAGATGCCAATTAGCTTCTTCCAGCCGAACTCAAACGCGCAGGAATTGATTGGGGTGTACACCTACCTCAACAATCTGGCGGACGATGTGTCGGCTATTCCTAAGTTCATCAGCGGTGGTGGCGCGGGCGCGGGCGCGGGGCGCACGGCGTCTGGCTTGTCCATGCTCATGAGCAACGCCTCAAAAATCCTGCAGACCGTAGCGGCGAATATTGATCGAGATATATTTGAACCGTTGCTCGGTCAGTTGTTTGATCTCCTGATGCTTACCGACCAAACGGGTATGCTCACGGGACAGGAGCAGGTTCGCGTCATGGGCGTCTCGGTGGCGGTCCAGCGTGAAACCCAAAGAGCCCGTCAGCTTGAGTTCTTGCAGGCGACGGCGAACCCTGTTGATATGCAGATTATTGGTCCGAAAGGGCGCGCTGAAGTTCTACGCGCTGTTTCAAACACACTTGGCCTTGAAGGCGGTAAAGTTGTTCCAACTGAGGAAGAACTTGATCAACAACAGCAGATGGCTCAAGCTGCTGCTATGCAACAAGGTATCCCCGGCCATGCTGGGGTAGGCGAGAATGCGGCTCAGGCACAGGGCAATCAGCCCAGCCCGTTGTCGCAGGATACGGGTCCACGAACTAAAATTGCTGGCGGACCGCAATAAGGAGAGTAGTAATGGCGAATAAAGGTGGCACGAAGGTGCGTTCGTCCAGCGAAAACGCTGGCGGTAAATTCCCTCAGGGCGGTAAAACCCCTATGTTTGGTAAGGGCGGAGCTAATCCGATGCCTGCTGGCGTGACGGCTAAGCATGACCAAGGCGGTGCGGGTGCGAAGTTCGCGATGGGCGGTTCGGGCAAAATGTTCCCGAAAGGCAGCGCTCGTAAAGCTGAACCGGGCATGTCCGCCAAGGCTGTTAACTAAGGGGATAAGTATGAAAAACCCTGCAAAGCCAGCAGGTGCTGAGCACCTTGCTAGTAAATGTACGGGGTCTGAAATGCTTGAAAATCGTTTCCAAAAAGAGACGATTACGGGTCGGGATTTACTACAGCGTATGGCGAACGACTATAGTAAGCATCCCGCTCCCGGTGAGAAAACGACCCCTGATGCGCTCATCATGATGACCCGGCTCAATCCTTACAGACCGCAGGGCTAAATGAATGATGAGTTAATTAGGCGAGCAGCCTCGCTCGCCCGCGCAGCCCCCCGTGAATGGCAAGATTTTCTCGGGGCGCTGCGATCACACGTAGACACCACAAAAGATCAATGCATTTCGTCACCGCTTGAAAGTCTTCAAGTGGCCCAAGGCCGTGCGCAATACAGCGTATCGCTCCTTCGCTTACTTGAGACTTGCACCAAGACCGCTGACCAAATGATGGAGAAACGTAAATGAGCACTCTTTCCCTCCCGAATGATCCTGAAGTCAAAATCCCAAACGCTGTTAAAGCTGCGGGTGCCATGGCGGAACAAATACACAAGGGAGCATATCAAGAAGGCGAGCCTTCAACCGAAGCACAGCCTCAGTTATCTGAGACGCCAGCCGAAGGACTTACTGAACTTCCGCTTACCGCAGAAGGTAAGCCAGTAACGCCCACACCTGCCGCCACCCCTGATGATAACGATGAGAGTTGGGCGCACAAATACCGCACCATGAAGGGGCGGTTTGATAAATCACAAAAGCAGTTAACCGCGATGAGCGAGCAGATTAATAGTTTGCAGCAAGTCATCGCCACCATGCAGCTCCAACCTATGTCTGCTCCTCCTTCTGGCGAGATGGCGGCGGATCGCCTTATTACTCCCGATGAGTTGAATGATTACGGTGAAGAATTTCTTAACTTGGTAGGTAAAAAGGCGCGCGAAGAAATTTCTCCAGAAGTGAAATCATTAAAGTCTGAGATTGCTCAACTTAAATCGCAGCTTTCTGGTGTTAATGGATATGTTGCAAATGATGCTCAATCTCGTTTGGAGCAAAATCTGGATAACAGTGTAGCTAACTGGCGGGAATTAAACTACAACCCAGACTTCTTATCATGGTTGGCCTTGCCAGATACCTATAGTGGTGCTATACGTCATGAATTATTGAAAGAGGCGTGGGACAGGCGAGATGCCTCTCGTGTCGCCAATTTCTTCAAGGGCTTCCTCGCTGAAGAGGCTGTTGTGGCCCCCGTTGACCAAGAGCCAGACCGTACCGGTTCTCCGGTTTCAAAGGTTCCGCTCGAAAGTTTAGCGGCTCCCGGCAGAGCCAAGACTGCGGCAAGTGGCAACACCACTCCCGCTGAGAAGCCGACGTTCACTCGCGCACAGATCGCAGCGTTTTACGCCGACGCAGCCTCCGGAAAATTCCGTGGGCGTGAGGCGGATAAAGAACGGCTTGAACGCCAAATCTTTGAAGCGCAGAGAGATGGGCGTATTCGCAACTAACGCTTCTACTTGGAGCATGGCAAATGACTTTTGGTGTTTTTCCTATCGCTGGTGCGTCCACGACGCCTCCGGTCTACCCCGCTGGTTCTACTCCGAACGCTCTCGGTACGAACGGGTTCATTCCTGAAATCTGGTCTGGCAAGCTCGTAGAAAAGTTCTACGCTGCTACCGTTTTGGCGGCTATTTCTAATACCGACTACGAAGGCGAGATCAAGAACCAAGGTGATAAGGTCTATATTCGTACGAAGCCGACCATCACCATCAACGACTACCGCGCTGACGGCGACCTTTCGGTCCAGCGTCCGGAAGGTAGCTACGTTGAACTCGATATCAATCAGGCTAAGTACTTTAACCTGATCCTCGATGACGTCATGGAAGTCCAGTCGGACCTCAATGTTCTGTCGATCTGGGCTGACGATGCTTCTGAGCAGTTCAAGATCACTGTCGATACGGCAGTGTTGCTTGGCCTTCTTAACACGCCAGTTGCTGCTAATCGTGGCACAGCTGCAGGTGCGATTACTTCTTCGATTAACCTCGGCGTTACGGGCACACCGCTCGCTGTTGTTGCTAACAGTCCTTCTGTTGGTCAGGTTGACATCCTTGATGTGATCCTGCGTCTCGGCCAGACCCTCGATGAGCAAAACATTCCGGAGACGGGCCGCTGGGTCGTTCTCCCGACTTGGGCTTCTACGCTCATCAAGCGTTCGGAACTCCGTCAGGCTTATTTGTCGGGCGATGCCGTTTCCATGCTGCGTAATGGCCGCATGGGCATGGTTGACCGTTTCACCCTCTACAGTTCAAACCTTCTGCCTTCTGGCGTGTCGGCTGGTCTGGCGAGCGGTGAATATGTGATCTACGCTGGTCATGCTCATGGTCTGACGTTCGCGTCTCAGTTCACGAAGCTTGAGACTATCCGTTCAGAGCGCACCTTCGGAACGCTGCTGCGCGGCCTACAAGTCTACGGTTATAAGACTGTTGACGGTAAGGCGCTCACGCAGGCTATCGTCACCAAGGCGTAATTTTAGGGGGCTTAGTCCCCCTTTAACCTCTTGAAAGGATAAAATCATGGCTCGTTTTGCAACTGCGCAAGGTAGCGAAGGTATCGCTATCGGCACTATCGCTGATGTGGCAAACACCGCTGGTGGACGTACGGTTACGGCTATTGCCGCCGCCGCTACGTCTGCTCCTTCCGGTGCAGCGTTCATCAATGGCATCTTCACAACTACGGGCGGCAGCACTTGCACCCTGACAACTCCGACGGCGGCGCAGATTGTTTCGGCAATGCCAAATTGTCAGGTTGGATCGTCTGGCGTTGTTCGTATTTATAATGCGAACTCTGGCACGTTTACTGTTACCGCTGGTTCCAGCGTGACAGTTACGGGTCCGACGACTGTTGCGACCAACAAGGCGCTTGGCTACGATCTTGTCGTCACCAACGCCACTGCTGGTTCTGAGGCTGTCTCTTTGATCGCTCATACTTACGCAGCAGCGTAAGTTTACTGTCAAGGGAGAGACCCATGCCATCACGTTTTTCAGACGCTCGATATACCAAGGATGGTATCGTCGCGCATTCTAGCAGTGACGAAAGTTCATCCAAACTTGGTAACATCGGGTCTACCGAACTGACTGGGTCTTCAGCTACGGCTAAGGCTTGGCAGATGCTTGACGGCATCATTCGCGTTTATGGTGGTAGCACGTTCACGCTAACGACGCCTACAGCGGCGCAGTTAAAAGCGTATTATCCTAATGCTGCGGTCGGTTCTAAGTTCCATTTTGGCGTTCGCAACGACAATAGTGGTACGCTGACCCTCTCAGCTGGTTCGGGTGTTACGAATAGCGGTACAACGACGGCTGCGACGACTGTTTACCGTCTCTGGACTGGATCATTCACTAACGTGACATCTGGTTCTGAGGCTGTAACGCTGATTGATGCTTAAATGAATGGGGCCGTTGGCCCCATTCTTACCCTTAAAGGTAAGCTATGGCGGCTTTAGACACCGTTGCAGATTACATAGCAGACGCTCGTGTCCTTCTGCAGGATCAGGCAGCGCCATACCGCTATGAAGATACTGAACTGGTCGAGAACCTGAACCTTGGCTTGCTCGAATTCCGTAGATTACGCCCAGACCTTATGTTTGCGTACCTTAATTCTACGATCCCGAGTTATTCAGCGTATGCTATGACGACCGCTGTGGCGATGGATGTCCAGTATCGTATGGCGTTGCTCTATTATATTTGTGGGCAAGCGCAACTTAGAGATGAAGAAACGACGCAGGACGCCAGAGCGACCGCCTTTCTTCAAAAGTTCACGGCCCAACTCCTGACACCAGAGGCGTAAGATGGCTACTGACGCAGCGTTACGCCTTATTAATAATTTAAAACTTCGGCTGCCCGGATCAACATCCGACATGATCATTTATGAACTATACAATGTTCTAAATGATTGGTTTCAAGACACAAATATGTGGACTGAAGACATTGAGTTTCCGGTGTTTGCGAATACGTCTCCTGAGCCAGATGTCCCAGATAATATTGAATATTCTTTAGCGACAAATGAGACTGCATACATTTTCCGGCTAATGGGCGTCATGGATAATAAGGGACTTCAAGTCGCGGCTACGATGCCTATCCCCGGAACAATATTATTATCTAGATCGCCAACTGGTGGCGTAAATTATACGGCGCGTCTAGCACTAACTGTAACTGATCCTGTTCAGACAGGAAATATACCTGAATGTCCTGATTGGATTATACAAAAATATATGAATGAGTTTATTGACGGTGTTTTGGGGCGTATGATGATGATCCCTGCTAAGCCGTACTCTAATGCTCAGTTGGCGACGTACCACACAAGGGCTTTCAAGATTGGGGTGGCGTTTGCTAGGCAAGAATTTAATCGGCAGAACACTTTCAATGTTCAACCTTGGAAGTTCCCGCAGTCTTATAACCGTCGTAAATCATTGAGGTAAATCATGGCGGTTAACTATAGCACTGCTGTAAAAAATTATAGACTTCAGGTTACAGCTGATGTTATGATGGGCTTAGTACCAGCGCCTTCGACTGGGACATCAGGCATAGCGTACTTGGTTTTAGGCACGTCCGCCTTAAGTGGCTCGACGGGGATTATAGCCGAAGTACCATTAAGAGTGCCGGTAGCTACTGTAGCTGGTGGAGCTCTTACATTGTCTGGTATGCCGACAACGGCTAACTGCACTGCAACTGGAATACTTGCACTTGCAGAAATCCGTGATCCAAGTGGCATTACATTAGTTTCTGGCCTGACAGTCGGTATGTCTGGGACAAACATAATTGTTTTTCCCGATACTAGTGTAGAGATTGGGCAATCAGTCCAGATTACTTCTGGGGTGATCACTCACGGGTGAGTGCTTCAGGTATGTAGAGTGTTAGTCTAACTGAAAGGAACTGCACAAATGGCAAATTTTGCTACAAATAACACGCTGGTCGGTACCCAGCAGAATATGTCGTCTACCTATAAGACGCTAGTAAGTGTGTACAACCCGGCTTCGGGTACTCTGCGCCGTATCAAAGTGTACGACCTTCTAGTCGGCACGAATGGTACACCTGCGGATAACTTCATCGAGTGGGATGTCTCCCGTTCGACGACGGCTGGTACCGGTACATCAGCTACGCCGCTTCCGCTTGATCCCGCCGATGCTGCGTCTCTCTCTTTGTCGCTGGCGAACATAACTGTTGAGCCAACTGTTACGGCTGCTTCTGACGTGTTCTACGTTGGCGTCAACCAACGTGCGTCATATCGTTGGGTTGCTGCTCCGGGTTCAGAACTGGTTGCTCCAGCGGTTGCTACCAACGGCTTCGTACTCCGTGCGAAATCGTCTGGCTACACGGGTACGGCTACAGGCCATATCTACTTCCAAGAGCAATAAGCTTATGATGCTGCGTTCTGGTGGATACGCGGTTTCGACTGATCTCGAAGGCCGCGTATCCGAAGCTGACAGCTTCACTTGCGCTCACTGTAATTCAGTAACGCTTGTGAGGGCTGGGCAGCGCGCAGCTGATCTTGGAGGTTTTTGCCGCCTGTGTAGTAAGCTCATTTGTAGCAAGTGCGCAGGCGGTGATTGCACACCCTTCGAGAAAAAGTTGCAACAGATGGAAGAAAGGGCACGTAGAGGCAGGGAGTTTTCTTGCTGGTAAGTGCTTAACCCTACCGGGATTGTATGAAGGTAAGGAAAGATGGCGGCACCTTCATACGTCAATTCCGGGGTTCTTTCCGCTACCGCCTCCGCTACTGGTTTAACTCCTGCGCTTCCGGCGTCCCCCGTCGCCGGAAATCTTCTTATTGCTGCTGTATGCGTTAAAAGCAACGCGACGATCACCGCTCCCGCTGGCTGGACCATAATTGGTACCCAGACGAACAGTGGAGCAGGTTTTACCGTAGGCTATTATCGCCGGGCGTATGTCGCCGGTGACGCCGCCCCGGCATTTACGTGGGGCGCCACAGCGTACGCTGCGTCTGCTATTGTTATTCAGCTGGCTGGTGTTGACCGTAGCAGCCCTATTGGAACGGTTGGCACAGTGTCTACTGGCACAGTGGCAACTCACACTTCGACTGGTATAACTCTGGCGCACGGTGACAGCATGGTGCTGTTACTTGATAGCTGCGCGGCGAATACAGTCTGTGGAACGCCCGCCAATTGGACGAATATTGGAGACTTTGGCAGCGCGACTAGTGCAACAAATATTTCGTTCGACTATGAAACTGATCTATCGTCAAAAGGTCAGAGTACCTCGGGAACATCTGTCACTGGTGGTGCTGCTGCTTGGACTTCTCAGCAAGTTGAAATTCGTGGCGCAATTATTCCGGACAGCAATACTCAGAACTGGGGTCCGAGTTTTGCTCGTAAGGCGGCGACACTGGCGATCTGCGCCATGTCGTCTGGCATGTTTGGGCTTCCGACCAATACAGATAAAGAAAATGTAACTTTATCTCGTTGGCAACAACCACTAAATGAACCGGTACGTACTCGCGTTCTCCCCGCAGCGCATCGGCTTGAATATACGCAGACCATATTCCAAGCGATCCATGATGTCCCTAAGGTTTATAACCCGTCTTGGATACAGACATGGACTAATCCTGTCCGTCGCAG